ACTTCTTCTGTATCAAACATTTCCATTTGTTTAGCCATTCCGCCCTCATTCATTTTTGGTTTAGCTTTAGCCATTATTTATTACTTCATCTCTTAATAGTTTTAGTTTTCTTAATGTTGTAATAGCTCCTTGAGCACGATGCACAATAACTGTATTGTCTGCTTGCTCTAGTGCTTTGTGCTGCTGTGCTATACTCGCATCAAGATAATCACTAAACGCCTGCCACTGGCGGTTGTTCGTTGCTAGGGGCTTCAGTCGGCCCAGTATTTGCTTGTCCATTGTTTCCACTAAATCCTTGTTCACCCGGTACAGGAGCCTGTCCTACACCTATGTTTCCGCCACCTGCTCCACTAGTATCCATAGCATCTGCTCCTGCGGGAGCACCTTGCCCTTCTGGTGGCTGCTGTTGCATTTGGAAGCCTTTTAAAATCTCTGCTTGTAATGCAGCATCCCCCATACTGTTTGTAACTTTTTCAGGGTCAAGGTCCATTGACTTCGCAATCTCACGAATAATATACGGGAACTTAGCAAACGGAGCAAGAGCAGGACTACTTGCAATCTGCAAAAACTGCATAAGTCTTTGACTACGTACTTCATTAGCCATCAAACTTTCTGTGCCTCGTGCCTTAACTTCTAAGTCACCCTTAATACTTGGGTCAAAATCAAACTGCATGTTAAAGCGGAAGAAACCTTCACCAAGAGGACGTAACAAGTAATCGTCTACATTCTTAATAACATTCTTAATGCTGCCACTAGCTGCGTTCATAAGCATACTAATACCACTAGCAGTACGTCCAACTCCAGATACACCTGTCTGTCCATGTGCGAAAGAAGGTAGTCCTGTGCTTTCATCTGATAGCTGTCTAGCTTTATCAAACATCATCATGTTTTCGCTAGAGACATTCGGATACTTAGTACCAAAGATAGCTTGTCCCGGTGCACCACCCTGTCTGCGGAATACCTTACCCGGATACACAGATAAGTCTTGTCCCGGCACTAAGTTAGTTTCATCTACCTCAATAAGCAAGTTACCGGATAGAACAGCATTATCTACTGCCATACGCATGAAACCATTCATTAATGTCTGCGTATCTTCCATGTTCTCCGCAATACCAATGCCAAAGAATGAATATGGATTAAGCTCATAAGGAGCAGCGGCATATGGAATTTTTGCAGGCTTAAACGGATTAAGTACCATGCGAATAACTTTATTGTTACATATCCATACGTTTGCCTGTAGCTCGTCAAAGTTTTGCAACTCTTTTGGTATTTCTACATTCTGCTCTTCAAGCATTTCAGTATCAACCATACCCCAGTATTCTAATACTTCAAATCTATCTATGCCATGCTCAGGAGCATAGTCAGCTAAATCGTCTTCCCAGTACTTCTTAGTATAGTTTTCGCCCATATCAATACAGTTATCAATAACATTAGAACGGAAGTAGGGACGTTTCTTCAGATTACGCAATTGTGTACGAGACAGTTTATGTCGCTCAATTACGTACTGAACTTCATCCATATTATTTGCATCGGGGTCAGGGTAAAAATTCCACACTGAAACGTGTGAAACTTGTGGGATTGTTTTAAATATAGGTGAGTATTCACCCTCGTCATCCCAGTTAGGATATTCTTTATCTGTAGCAAAAGGACCTTTCATAATCCCCGTGCCAAACAAAGCTAGTTCAAATGCACTACTGCGTAAGTTTTTATTAGCACCAGACTCTTCTAGTTGGTCATGGATTTTCTTTTGCATTTTCTTAGCCGCAATCATTGCAGGACTAAACTCAACCGCACTAGGAACTGTGGCAGGACCTTCTTTTAGTTTGTCTTCGACAGGACTAAGTTTGTCTGCAAGCGGTCCTAGTTTCTCTTGTAGAGTTTTTACAGTAGCACCTGCCTCTAACTCTTTGCCATCCCCATTAAAACCATAAGGACTTTCCATACTAGGTTCTTGCATAGCTTCTTCTGCTCCCGGAGGAACAGGCTGAGTATCAAAGTTAACGGACTCTACAACACCATCTGGTAATTCAGTAGGGTCAATAGAAAGAGGAAACTTATTGTTAGCAAAAAGCACATCTACGATTTGTCCGTAGGCTGCTAGCGTTTTTGTTTTTGTTACCTTAATAAATACACGAGACTTTTCAACTTCAGTAAACTGCACATCAGGCCCATATAAACCACGGTAGTTTCTGTAAGAACTTAACCAACGGTCTTCGTCTTGCTGTCTGTAGTCTTCTGCCTTTCGATAGCGTTCCATAATGTACGGAATAATATTTTCAGCAGGAGTATCATCATAAGAAGTATCTTCTGCATCATCTAATGCTATCGCTTCGTCTTCAATTAAAATTTCGTCTTCTGCCATATTTAGTATCCAAAGGTTGAATCAGCTACGTATTGTTGACTTGGGCGACCACGTGGGTCGTAATCAAATATGCTAAATTTAGGTCGTGACATTATACCATATCTTAAAGCATCATACAAGTGGTCTTCTGAAGTAGTATCAATATCTTCTGAATTTTTCTTGTCTATTGGTAGTGAAGGTAGTTGTGAAATTATATTAGTACAAGTATTAAAGAATACAAGTCTAGGTTCTTCTGTGTGCTCATCTACTTGTAATCTTCTGTGTATTTCGTTTTTACCGGCAACACGACTGCCTTTACTTCTGTCTGAGGGCCGCCAACGACAACCCTTTTGTATCATCTGTTCTGCTAGGCTAGGACCAGTATCTCCACGTTTATGCCAAAGAGAACTATCGAGTACTCCATACTTAATGTTTCCATCGCCTGCTTCTAGGTCAAGTATCTGGTCTGCTAAATCAGTAGCCAATACTTTAGTCACATAGTGCTCACGATATACAATAAGTTGTTCTGAAGGAGCTACTGCTATCCACAGAACACCACTCCAACTTCCGTATCCATAGTCACATGCTCTAAACTTAACCCAATTAGAAGGTATTTCAAAAGGCTCAACTACGTGTATGTCACGATTGAACTCAGTAAAGGCTGCACCTTCTTTGATGTCCCAATCGCCTTCCAACAACTGCCTTCTTTGTTGTTCAGGAAGTGACAGCAACATTGCTTCATAATCCCCACCCTCAGAAAGATGTGGGTTATCCGATAGCCTTGCCGGTATAAAACGCCTTTTAAACAAAGGCTTCCCTGCCTTAACGTGGCCGGCAGGATACCGCAAGACTTCTCCGGTTTCATTATCCGTAGCATCAAACGCTGTGTTATAAGGAGCAGGGTCAATAAATGTTTTCTTAACCCACGCATGTCCCCTACCACCGGGGTTAGTCGTTGCTCTCATAAAGATAGGTAAGTCAGGAGCAGTAGAGCGTAAACGACTTCGCATGTAATTCCATGCATATTCGCTAGACCACTGCGTTAGTTCGTCAAAGCCTATCCAACTAAATGCCAAACCTTGATAGCGTAATACATCATCATCTCTATCAAGGTAAGACATCCATAATCTTGCTCCCGAAGGAGCGGTCCATTGCATCTTACGCTCAGACCATTTTATGCCGGGCCATATCTTCGGATACAACTCTTGTGACTTGAAGATAAGTTCACGAAGTTCCTCTGTTGTATGTCGAAGAAGTAATCCACTAAATTGTGGATGGCCCATGTAACGAAGGGGGTCCGCTAACATCGCATAACTTTTACCGCCACCGGCACTTCCCCCATACAGTACTTCTCTCTCACTAGCTGCTAGAAAATCTGTTTGTGGTCCGGGGTTAGGTTTAAATAGTACATTGGCTGTTTCTTCAATAGCCTGAGTCTCATACTCAACCACTTTAACTTCTGGTTTAGGAGACTGCTTCTTTTGCACCCGTTCTTTTTTCTTCGAGGGCTTCCGCTTTACGGATTGCTTTTTCCGCATACGCTGCCCACTCACGGAGGCTTTTAGCTTGGTTCTTACGCTGTCGCTCATTCTGTAACCGTTTTCTTAACCCTACATGAGAAATGTACCTATTGGAATTAGTACTAAGCCAATTAGCTACTTCACGATAGGAGTATTGCTTTATAAAATTTCTTGCCTTTTCAAGCAAGTCAAGTTCGATAGATATTGGGTCAAGAATTTGGGGGTCATCTTCATTAACTTTGTATCCGAATGGTACGGTACGTGCAATACGGGGAATTTGTACCCACTCGTTTTCATCTTTAATGTCTGTTGGCTGTGGAAGTTTCCACTTGCCTATGCTCTTAGTCATCATCTTCTTCTATTATAGCAGCTTTAGGTGGCATTAACATTACACCACCCTTAGCTTCTACTTGTACTTTATCTGTTTTTACAATACCAGTGCGGTCTAATAATTCTTTAGCCGCAGATAGTTTATCTTTAATACCTAATTCAGTAGGGTCAAATAAACCACTCACCATAGCCATTGCAGCTTTAGGTGCATTACGTGCCATATACATTTGAGTGGCTTCCAATATTTCTTCTTTAAGTCCTTTGACTATTTCAGAAGTATTAGTGCTTTCAGAATAACCTGCAAGTTTTTTAGCTGCGATAATATCTCCGCCTGCTTCTTCGAATAATACTGCAAGTAATGTTTGTTGTTTTTCACTTAATTGTCTTGGCATTATACTATCTCATGTATCGGGTGTCAACCCTATTAATATATTTAATGTTATTAGCCTCGTCTAAACTTAGCAGCTTTCTTAGCAATGTTTTTAGGTTGCTTTACAAACTGTTTGCCTTTAGCTGTGCCTTCTCGTTTTGCTCTAGTTGTAGCAGAGTACTCCGAACTTGTCAAGGCTTTTATAGCTTTTTTCGGTAAGTATCTTTCACCTGTCGCAGACTTTCCTTGGGTAGAAGGTTTTCCAGATTTAGTGCCCCACTCTTCTCTAGTCCATTTATTTAAAGACTTTTGTGATTTAGATAGTGCCATTACTTATATCCACCACCTTTTGCTTTATACTGTTTAGCAAGCATCTGTGCTTTACGAGCAGACCATTGTCCGGCTTTACCACCTTTAGTACCTGCTTTTATTCTATTAAATAAATTCTTTCGCATAGTGGGCTTTGTGTAGTTACCTGCGGAATTAACTGTACTTTTCTTTTTAGCTTTACGTTTAGCTACTGGCATATTTAACTCCTTTGAGGAATATACGATTCTTCAACATTAAAGATTATAGTTACTGCGCTATTGGCACTAGCTAATCCTCTAAACTTATCTGCTTTGTAAAGCCACATACTTTCAGTAATTTGAAGAAGGCTATTAGGAACAAGATTAACTGTTTCTGCCATAGTATGATAAGTAGTAGTTTGACTGTCATACCAATCTAGACTAAAAGAAACCGAACTACTAGAAGCATTATTTACGTAAATACTTTTAATGTTTGTTTCGTAGTTAGCCGGAACAGTATACAAATCTTGATTAGCTGTTGTTAGCTCTACGCCTACGGTACGATTTTTTGTTGGGTTCATGGTGCTGTATTCGCTATGTATATAATGTCAAAAGCTGCTGATATTTTTAAATCTGCATTACTACTAGAAGCAACTGCTCTAAATTCAATATCTGTTTTTTCTGGTATTGGAATAGGTGCTTCTAATGCTTGATGAAAGCTAGCTTGAAAAGTATCAAAAATATGTTGAGTTCTAAATACCCCGTTTAACTCACGAGTTAAAATTCTAATAGTTGCAACTTTATTATTTTGTTCAGTAAAGGCTGTAACATCATACTGAAATAAATAAGCAGTGTAGCCTGCAGGAACAGTCCACATTGCCATTAAAGTTTGATGGTCACCATTGATGCTAGCATATGTAGTACCACCATTAGCAATTGAAATAACACCATCTGGTTCTGTAGAGCCTGAAATAAAAGCTCTATATACTCTTAAAAAAGTTGCTGTGGTAGTAGCTGTACCAGAACCCGCAAGAGTAACCTCTTCAGATATTTCATTGTAGCTACTATCTAATCCTTGCACAGTAACAAGAACACCATTATCTGTGGCTCCGGATGCACTAGTAACTGTCATTGCAACTGCACTAGATGGATAAGCATAAATGCCGCCATTTTCCCAAATAGTTTCTTCTACGTCTTGTATTTCTGCATTGTATCCAAACTTAAATACTCGCTTATGTCCTTCAACTAATCCACGAGATACTTGTAAAGGATATGGATAATCTCCAACGCCACCACCAAATGTAACTACTTCAGGATAATGTGTAATACTCATTATCTACTTTCCCAATATTCTGTGCCATAGCTATGCAATATTTCTTCGCCCTTACTTATTTTTTCCAAGGCAAAGAATCTAACAAACCGGTAATCTTCTTCATAAATTTCCCACTCAGCGTTTGGACTTTCACTATGATTGTAGACCATAGCATAGCCAAGCGGGATAAGATATTCTTTACTGTCTGGATTAGGCGATTGAAAGATGTAGTCATGCAAGATACTATTCTTTCCCAAGTCTTCGTCATCTGTGACAAGATAAGGGCATAGTTCAATCGTATCCCCCACAGAGTATTCTTTACCTGCGAAGATACCTTGTCCATGTATTTCTGAATCACTGACATATAGCACTACCTTTTTTTCTTAGCCATTCCGCCACGCATCATTTTCTTCTTAGCAGTCTTAACCATTCCACCGCCACGCATTTTCTTTTTAACAGCACCGCCACGCATCATTTTCTTTTTGGCAGTTTTAACCATTCCACCACCACGCATTTTCTTTTTAGGTGCTGCAGGCTTTTTCTTTTGTACGGTTTTTTCTGAAGCCTTTGACTCTGGATAATTTAAAGCTCCTTCACGAATTAGTTTATTTACTAATTTGTATGAGTCAGAGTTTAAAAATTGCTTTGCGGATTGTCTAAAATCTTTCATGGACATTTCTTAGTTTCCTTCTTTCTATAACTAAACTGTTGTAAACATCATCAGGAAAGTGGGTGTAGTATCCTGATTTTTCTAAACTTAATGAGGCATCATCAAGCAGGGATAGCTTCTGTATAAACACCATACAGTATTCTAAGTTTGTATCTGACACACTGTCATCTATTAAAAATTCTAGTCCGGCTTCTTCCGCATCGTACTCTGGATGAAACACCATAAGGTGCATATCTTTTCCGGTAGCCGCTAAAGCTTCATTCATACCATCACAAAAACCATCTAAGTAATCTACTTCTGGTAATACGGTACTTGCCCATACAACTATGTCATACTTATGTGAATCAAACTTACTAACTTCGTTTACTAGTCCATCTAGTCCGGTATCAATACTAAAAGTTACTTTATCTTCTATCCAAGCTTGTTTAGCATATGGACAAGGGGCAAGTCCGTTAAGCCTTTGTTGTGGTATTTCTAAAAACTCATTAGACCACTTGCGTACATCTTGTTCTAC